CCATTAAAGGTATCCATATTTAAAAGATCACCTCCAAATACATAGACTATTTTATCAAGTCTATGACTTTTATAAGCTCTTAAGACTAAATTACTTACAGCTTCTCGGAAGTCTTTAACTACACCAATGTTACCTTCTTTACCAAAGTGGAGGTCTTGAATACTCAAAACCCCCACTGTAGGTAAAACGAATGTGTCGTTTAAATGCACCTCTGCAACAGGTGTATAATTTGGTTGGAAGTTTTCAATAACTTCCTTCAGATAATCTTTTTCATCTAAAGTCTTTTGAGTGACCATGGCTGAAATAAGCCAGTGATCTTTTTTTTGCTTATTCCAATAGGAACTAAGCTTCCATTTATTAGTGTCTATCCGTAAAATTCTAATTATTTCTTCAGGACTTTTAGGTTCTGAAAATGCAACTCCTTTAATTTCAGCAGTGCACGCATCAAGATTTTCTTTAAACTCAATAACTTTTTCTTTTTGACTAGCCAATGCTTCTGCTAAACTATCTTCTAAATCAGAAATATACTCATTCTTAATTCCTTCATCATCAATGAGTTCTAGCATTCTTTTACTAGCAAGTTCTACAAGACTAGCATCTAGTTCTTTTTGTAGAAGATCTTTTGTTTGTAAAATTTGCTTTTTGATTTCTTGGTACTTTTGTAAAGAAATACCTAACTTTGTGGCACAGAACTCATCAGTTTTTTTCCATCTGAGAGACCCATACACCTGATTGATTAAAGACATAATATAAGGATTTGGTATATGGTGTATAAAGTTAGATGATATTAAACATCTTCACTATATTTTATACACACGTTATAAACATTTCTACAAAATTAAGGTCCCGGTGTAGAAACACTAGGACCTGTCATGTGGGTAAACCAACAAAACCACGGACTTATATTTTAACTCTGTAACACAGCTATTTGTACAGATTGACTAGTGTTTACCACTACATTAGTAAAGGTGAGTGTTGAACTTGATGCTTGTGCCGTTTGTGTTTGAGCAACACCATTGCTACCAGTTAAGCGTATCACTCTTGGACTAGATAAAGCAGGATTGCTGTATGAAACAGTTATGTTAAATGTACCTATTTGATTGGTTCTAAAATAGCCCAGTCCTGAGAATGATATTGGAAGATTAACACCGCTTTCATAAGTTACAGCTACACCATTAACACTTACAGCAGATATTGTTACTCCTGAAAATGCAGCGTTACTAACAACTACAGATGGATTAGTAGATATACAACTACCAACAGTCATAGAACCCACTCCTGTTCCATTTGTACAATTTACAGTATCAATTTGAAGTTTATATGTAACAGCACTTCCTGATGTATTTGTTAGTGTGTAAAAACTAGGACTAGTAACACCAGCACCAGCACCTGTTTGAGTGTAAGTAAAAGCTTGAATTACGCTATTACTATTATTTAATAAAGCACCTGTAATTGTTCTAGTTCCTGTTCCAGAATAATAAAATCCATATAAATTAACAGTAGTGGAAAATCCAGTGGCTAATGTAAATGTAGATGTTTGACCAGAAGAACAATTTGCAGTGGCAAGAGTAGTTCCGGAAGTGCAAGGATCTGCTATAAAACTTGAAAAAGTTGTCAAAGATGAATAAAGACCTGCACCACAATCTGCTTCTATTGTACCTTGATATGCACTACCACTCAATCCTGTAATATTTACAGGAGAAGAAGAAGGATTGGGAGAAACAGTAAATATATTTGATGGATCTGAAGCAAGCCAATATATCACTCTATAACCATTTGCAGGCGGTGATACAGGAGGAGTAAATGATACAGTTAATGTAGCCATAGCTATTTAGTTATGAAAGACAACTTGTATTTAAATCAGTGAATGTTCCACCAAGCAATGTACCATCTTTTATACAGATACTTTGTGGTGTACTTGCATTATTTATAATCTGTAACTGTTCAGATCCACCACAAGCAACATAATAGTAAACAGCAGTTTGTAAAAGAGTAACTTGTCTACAATTATCAGAACTAGAAGAAACAGCAAAGTTAATAGGAGAACCAAAATTTCCTCCACCACAATCAGCTTGTATAGTACCTTCAATATTAAAACAAGTGGGTACACCAGCTATAATAATAGGATTCTGATTTTGAGTGACAGTATTCCAATTTACTTCTCCTACAACTCTCCATTTAACTAAGTATCCATTCACAGGAGCTATAGTAGGTGCTGTAAAACTAACTTGCAATGTTTTATATGTGTTACAAGGAAGAGACATAGTAAATTTAGTTTATTTTATACAACAGTTCCTGTTCCAACAGTAACAACAGAACCCGTAAATGCTTTAAATGACTGAGGAATGTTTTTAGCAACAGCAATATTAAAAATTTCATGATTACTTCCTGTTGCTCTAACTACAGTGGCTCCTCCTGAAAGAGCAGTGGTTGGAGCATTAGCAACTGTAAATGTAGTGTTGCCAGGAATACTTATAACAATAGCACCGTTACCAGCAAAAGCTCCTACACCTGCAATAACTTCTAATGTCATTCCTATTGCAAGATTGGTTGTAGAACCCACTGTTATTGTTGTACCAGAACTTGTAGCACCGGCTGTAGATACATAGACAGGACCCAATCCTAAATAACTAACATTAAAAGCAGGATTACCAACAGCAGTTGTAGTGTTAGTTGCAGTGTAAGTAGTTAAAGGAATAGTTGGTGTTATTACACCATTCAGCACTTTATGAAGTTTTGTTAGTATAGTGATAAGTCTATCATTATTACTTACACCAAGTGCAGGAAGATTAGGTCCTTTATATAAAACACAAGGTGCTTCACTTATTTCTTCACAAGGTTCTCCACCAGGACAATCCGGAAGAACATAACTTACAGATGATCCGTAACTAGAGCAACAAGGTTCACAAGGTGTATGTGTGCATCCGCAAGACATAGTGTATATTATTTAATGTTTTTAATTATGATAGGGTAGCTGTAACACCAGTGGGAGGATTACATGTAGGATTTGCAGTGGTGGTAGCACTTACAAAAGAACAGTTTGTCTTACTAAAAGTTCCTGCAGTTATTTCTATACGTATTTTATAATTTGTACTTGCTGTAAGTCCTGTAAAAGAACCCGTTCTTGTTGTTGTTCCAGAGGGTGTTTGAGAAGATATTAATGTAGTTCCTGTAGTATCAAATATTTTAGCCGTATAAGCAGTTATGGAAGAGGTCGTATCATGAGAAAATGAGTAACCAATAGTAGTACTTGATGGATTGGTATTGACAGTTGGACAAAGTATATTAATTTGTTGTGTAGCGGCAGATGTTGATATACCTCCTGCACAGTTTGTAACCACTCTAAAATCATATATTCTATTATCTAACAAACCATTTATAGTTGCTGTAGCAACACCAGCAGCTACATTAGAATGTGTAGTCCAAATAGTTGGCTCAGTAGATAACTTATACTGAACATCTTGATTTGATGCACTAGCTCCAGGTGTCCATGTTAATGTAATATTCATATTATACTAAAGTTGCGGTTACACCAGTCACAATAGGACAAGGTACAGAAATATTTTTAACAATAGACTTGTTACATACATTACTGTTTTTAGAAATAAATGCATTTACAGTGACTGTATAAGGCATTGATGTATTAAGAGGTGTTCCTACAACAGAACCACCAGCTACAATACATGTATAAGGAGTAGAGTTAGCAGCCTCTGTAACTATATTGATAGTGTATGTTTTACTATTTGTACCATCAGAAATAGTAATTGTAGTATTTTGTAAAGCTTGTATGAAACCAGAAGGTATAACTGTTGTAGGATTAAAGTCAAGATATACTTCTTGACGATTTGCATTAGCTGAGGCAGTGTATTCAAGAATAAATCCTGAACAATCAGATTGTCCACAACAATTTTTAAGATCGGCTATAACTGCTCTCATATCACATACAGTAATCCAAAGATTCTGCATTGCTTGTGACATATTAGTAACAGTTGTGTTCCAACCTGATATTGAAGACATTGTACTAGCTTGACTAAGAGCGTTTGCAGAACTTAAAGCTATACATTGTTGAGAAGCAGCAGCTGTAATCTGTGAGTTAGATCCTAAAGCAGTTCTAAGAAGACAATACTCTTCTTCTAGTTTATCCAATACAACAGACATTGCTGTTGGTGTAGAAGGAAGAATACAGTTAGGAGTAACTGTTGGTAGAGAAGGAGCTGTAATGTTTTCTAATGCTGTAATCCTTGCATTATGACTAGTAAGGGTTGTAGCATGAGAATCAACTGTTGCTTTTAAAGAACAATATTGATTAGCAATACGTAAAGTGTATTGATTATGAATAAGTTGTGTTACTGTCAATCCAGTGCCGCCATCTACATATTGTAGACAAGTGGGTAATGGTAAGGTAGGTTCTGTATAAGGTGTACCACCAGCTGCAGGAATTAAATCTTCAAGACAACAAATCTTTCTTACAATAAAGTCCAATACAGCCGAGAGGGTTTTTGTAGTGGGTGCCGGATTTGCAGAAGAGCAAAATGTAACCAAACAAGCAAGGTCCAAATTGGTCAAATCCAGAGTAGACTTAATAGTGCACAAGTCTGTAGCTACCTTGTAAACTACATCAGAAACAGTGTCACCGTTGCAGAGGTTAAGACAGGGAATATCAGGACCCTGCCATACGACACAGTTAGAAGAAACAGGAATACAACCCTGCTCGGCAGTATTGGATTTCACAGGTAACATAGTATATAGGATATATTAAATTAAATAAATGTACCACCCACTTCGTCTAAAAACAGTTCTTCTGCTTTAACAAAAGCTTCATCAAATTCATTACATAAATAAGTTTTAGAAATAACATCTACAGGTTGTCCACCAGCATCTTTAGAATCAAGTGATGCATATATATTAAAATTTGCATATAAGTTTGCTTGTCCTTGAGCAGGTGGTTGAGAAAGAGGTGGCATCATACCTCCTATTTTAGACTTTGTAACAGATGTTACTGAAGCTACTGCTTCGGGAAAAAGATATTTATATCTGTCTGAATTAAATGAAAATTGTACCATATATTGTAGTTTAAATTAGATGTAGTCTACACTATAATATACAAAATTCTAAAGACAGTACCAAAATAAAAAACACTCTCATTTCTGAGAGTGTTTTTTACTAAACACTAAGAAGCACACACTAATTACCTTGGGGTCATTGGCACAACATTATCCGTAGTTTCGGTAGCAACAAGTTTAAAAAATACAGTGTAATTTTCAGAAGTTTCTACTTTTTCTAGCTCAGAAAGCTTAATAGGTTTGTATTCCACATCTTTTTCTGTTTGTAAAAACTCATTAAATTCTTTCTCAAACTGCTGAAAGTCGGGGTTAAATTTTCTACGTACAGTTTCTTTACCTTCAGAATTTACATCTTTGTAAGGAACACCTTCTTCATCTAAGTCTTCTACTAACATTGGAATAGTGATGGAGCCATTTTCATCTTCTTTTCCATACTTTTTAATAAGGTCATTTTTGATTTGTTCTATAGCTTGTTTTTCAGCAGCCACTTTTTTAGCAAGATCTGAAATCCAGTATTTTGTTACAAGAGAAAGTTTTTCTCCAAGTAATCCAGAAGAAAGTTTTTCACCAGTGCCCTGGTTAACAATACCGTTTAGTTCTGCATCTAAATTATAGAACTCGTGTAATTTTAATGTAATTTTTTGCATAAAATAGGTTTAATGTGTATACCAAAGATAAATATTATCTAGAATATTTATACTATATAAGTTTTCAACACATGTGAATTAAAATTCATCCGAAGAAGCCGTAACATCAGTCGGACCTGTTGGATATAAAGCACCTGAACTTAAACTAGTACCAGGAGAACCAGTACTACTATTTGAATATAATGCACCAGTGTTATCTGTAACTGTAAGATCTACCAACGCTGTTAAAAATGTATTAGATGTTGCATCCAGTGTTATAATAATATAATCACCAGGAGAGTAACTAAAATTACCACTTTGAGTTGATGATACATTTACAATATTGGTTCCGTTCTTAGATATTTGCATAGATCCGCTTAATGCAGTCATAGTGTATGACCATGAAACATTATAGGATTCAAAAACTTTTACTTGTATTGCCATTTTATATAGTTAAGTACAACTTTTATGAATTACAACATAAAGATACTGACCTTTTGAACTATCATAAATATAATTGTAGTTAAAACTAACTGTAAGAGATGTACCAAAAGTAGTTCTATCGTTTTCATAAACTTTAGTAGCACCACCTGTACCACCATTGCCATTACTACTCCAAGGTTTACCATACCATACAAAAATGATTTGAACACCATTAAAATCTGTACTATTACCTGTTATTGAAATAGTATAATTTTTATTTGATGTTCCTACATCAAATACAATCATTGAACTATCATAGCAGGAACACGCACTTCCTCCACCTGATGAAAAAAATAAATCACGATCTGTTCCATCACTAGCATAGGATAAAGTGTGGTTATAACCATACCAACTTGACATTTGAATATTTGTACAGGTTGTTGTGTATTTTCCTGTATTAGAAGAATGTACATTTATAGGAGCATAATAAGGATTACTTGTTGGAGTTGGATAAAAAGCATTGCCAAAAGCCCATGATCCAAATTTGTAATCTGTCATTGTTGACTGAGCCATTTCAACCCTAACGTCATTAAAACTTATTTGTCCGCTAGCTGGTAGTGCCATAAACTTTTATTTTCAGTTCTTCAATTATAGTTTGTTGCTCTTTTATTGCCTCTATTAATAATGGAACTATTTTTTCGTATTGTACAGTTAAATAGTTTTGTCCTGAAATTGAATTATCATATCCATCATTGTCAAATGGTGCCAACTTAACAGCTTCTGGTAATATTGATTGAACTTCTTGTGCATATACTCCAACATGTTTAACTACTACATCAAAACCAGCTAACTTATTTGCTCTGTCGTTCCAATTATATATAAAGCCTGTTAGAGACTTAACTTTTTCTAATGGATTTGAAATTTTTTTTATATTTGTTTTAAGACGCATATCTGAAGAATATGCTACAATATCATTTGAAGCATCAATTCTTCCATCTGTTGCATTTGGATTAACATTAACACCTAAAGCACCAGATGTTATTTTTTGGTCTCCAACTATTTCTAACTTATAAGCAGGACTTGCCGTTCCGATACCTACGTTGCCCGCAGAAGGTTGTAAAATTAAACCGTTGTTATTATAAATATATCTTAAAAAGTTATTACCAGCAGTACCATAAAAATTTATAGTGTTTCCAGAATCGTATCTTGATTCTATATCAAAATAATAAATACTTGGATCTGATTCTGTAGATAATCTAAGCTTAACTCCATTTCCTTGTACATTTAATTTTGTAGCTGGACTTGTCGTACCTATACCTACGTTGCCTAATTCTCCAATAGTCAGTTTAGCATCACTAAGTGTAGCAGAAGCTGCACCAGTTGAAGGTCCGTTTAAAATATGAACTTTTCCTGCTGCATTTCCCCCTCCACCACTATTATCAGTTCTTTCAAAAACTATAGCCGACTTTCTATAAAGTGTATTGTTTTCTCTATAACCAAAATGAATTCCCGACCAATTACCTACACCCATTAGAGAAGCAAAACTTGCATAGCCATTAGTTGGAGTAACCACATCTAAAATACTTTGGGGACTTGTCGTACCTATTCCAAAATTACCGGCATTTATATAACTATTAGAAGTATTATTGGCATTTAATTGTATATTACTTGTACCTCCTTTATATAAATCCAAAATACCATGTGCTGATACACTAGTACCACTAGCTGAAACTGTAAAAACAGTTGATGTATTATTATAATTAACATTTAGATATATAGAGTCATTATATCCAACAACGGTCGTAGCACCCGCAATGAATTTTTCATAACTTGTTCCTGGGTTATCTCTTACAGAAACTCTACCTGATGACTCCAATAAAATACTTGAAGCTACTACACCTCCCCAGTGGAATCCTAATTGTGGTGCATAAATCACATTTGTATTACCACTACCTCCTGAATTTTCTCTTATTTGCCAGTTTTGTGTGTAAGCAATTCCTGTTGATGTGGATTGTATATATGAACCTCCAGTTCCAAGTATAATAGGAGTAGAAATAGCACCTACAGTAGCTGTTCCACTTAGGTTTAAAGTGACTGCTTCTAATGTAGTGATATTTGTAATATTCCATGCACCCATGTTTATATGACCTCCCATAGTGCCACCACTTAAGGGTAAAGCATAAGAACTGTAATTACCACTATCTAATACAGTTCTCCATGATTGCCATGTCCCATTATTTTTACCTCTAATAGCTATCTGCCCTGTTCTATAATCACCATATATTTGATGTTGCCAAACTGAACTGTAAGCTTGGGAAAATAATGCACCATCTGATTGTCCAAATAATGATATATTAGTTCCAACATAACTAATACCATTACTATTAATGCTATCTGCAGCAGTCGCGGAGTTTGATCCGGTATTAACAAAACTCCATCCATCTATATTATCTGCTGAAGTAGCAGTTGCAGCATTACCTGTAATGTTTATACTCCATGTACCACTTGCACCAGTACCTGTTAAGGTTGGAGAATATGAGTTATAATTAGCTGAATGTAAAACATCTACAAAATTAGAATAAGCAGTAGCAGATCCAAAAGACTGCTGGTATATTCTCATACCAATAGCATCTTTGCGGAACAAGACTAAATTATCATTACCTCCAGAACCATCTAAATAAGATCTTAGATGTAAAAAGTCAGCATATGGTGCTGTATTATTATTAGCCCATGAGGTAAATCCAAATCTTAATTCAGAAGCACTTTCAGAGTTTGGAGCTATTGTTCTTATGTCTCTAGAAGTAAGTCTAGCAGCAGCTCCAGTAATACTAGCAGATGATGTAATGTAACCAGGACCGTTAGTTAACTGATTAAGATTAGTTAGATTACCGGAATCCCAAATTGTATTACCTAATGCAGTTGGCCGGCTTCTTACAAAATTTACTACACCTCCATTAGATATGCTAATAGCTGTTTTAGAACCACTAACATATGCATCTGTAGTAGCAATGTACATTATTGTACCAAAATTACCTCCTGATATTACATATATTCCAGCTTGGGCAGTAGTTCCAGAAGAACTGTCTCTTGCACCAAATGTAATTGCAGGTCCAAAATCTGTTGTAACACTAGCAGCTCCTAAATGCAAACCACCATTAGCTGTACCTGGAGTAGTAGCATTCCATGCTGCTAAACTTCCTTGTAAAACAATAGGCGTAGAAGTAGTAGCCCCACGCCCAGTTACTGTTGCTAAAGTATCAGACTCAGCAGTTAAAAATGCAGGAGCACCAGTAATTTTAGACCATCCAAGAGAAGTTATCCATGCTGGGTTTGCATAAGATCCAGTAGTATAAACTCCATCAGTGACAGTTCCAGAATTTCCATCTATGGAAACACCTGTTAATGTTTGTGCTGCACTGGCTCGTCCAAGTGATATTGAGGTAGTACCTATATTAAAAGAGCTGTTTACTAACATTGCGTTAGTAACCACACCATTTGCAATTGTTGTTACTATAGATGTAGTACCAGATCCAGTCACATTTCCAGTTAATGTAATAGTTTGGTTGCCTGTTATATAACCTGCCCCATTAACAAGTTGACTAGTATTAGTAGGTATGGTAATAACTCCTGTAGAAGAGTTGTATGCACCACTACCCGCTACAAAACTTAAAGCTGCACGTGCACGCGTGTCTGTGTAATAAAGATTTGTACCCTCACTTACATTTGTTGTAGATAGAGAAGGAAGATCTGCTAAAAGTAAAGCTCTAAATGTAGGAACTCCTGCTGATCCGTTTGGAGCAATAAATACTGTATTAGCTGTTTGTGAAGCTAATGTAACTGTAAATGTACCAGATGTAGTGATGGGAGAACCACTGAGTCCAAATATTCCAGGTAGAGCAATGGCTACAGATGTAACTGTACCTGTATTATTTGTATAACCTGATGGGTTGGAAGCTAGATAATAAGTGGCAGTGTCAAGAGAAAATGTTCCAGCACCAGTCATTTTTACAAACGGTGTACCTGAAGTCCAAGAAAGAGCAGCTAATCCTGATAGCACAGAACTAGCTTGTTGGGCTCCTATAGTATTATAGCTTATAGTAACTGCTGAAGATCCATCAAATGTAATACCTGATGAGTTACCACTACCGGAATTATTAAATGTAACAGGATTTGTTGTTGTACCAGAACTACCACCACCTCCACCTGAAGGGGCTGCCCATGTACCGTCTGCTCTAAGGAAGTTTGTAGTACCTCCCGTTGAAACAGGAACTAATCCTTTTGCAGTAGTTGAGAATAGATCTAATAAAGCTGTAGCTTGAGTAGCTGTTAATGATTCAACATTCCCAGTACCACCTGTCACTCTACCTAATATAGTGGACGTAGATACTTGAGCAAGTTTTGCTAATGTTACAACATTATTAGAAATAACGGTAGATAGGGCTGTATTACCAGAGCCTGTAATATCACCTGAGAGTGTAATAGTCTGATTAGCAGTGAGATAGGTAGTTGTATCTAATGCAAACGTATTTGCACCAGTCATCTTTACAAAAGGAGTGCCTCCTGAATAAACTAAATTAGTTAGTGCTGTAAGAATAGGTGACTGACCCTGTGCACCAATAGTGTTATAACTTACTGTTATAGACTGAGATCCATTATAACTAGCACCAGAACTATTACCAGAACCAGTGTTGTTAAATAATACTACATTTGGGTTAGGACTTGAAGAGGATGGAACATAACTTATTGTAACATCTCCTGTACCAGGATCTATCCCAGTGTATGATATTTCTATATTGGAACCAGCAATGATTTTTCTAATCACAGCATGACCAGGACTTATTACGTTTAAGTCCTGTCTAAGTATACCCTGCTCAGGTTGTACTGGTTGTCTTGTTAAAGAAAATATTGACACGTTAAATTAGTTATTTCCAGATTCCACTCACATTAAGCTTTGGTGTAGTGGTTTTCCAAGTACCACTCACCTTAACAAACATAGTTGCTTGTTTCCAAGTACCAGCAACCTTAATCCATACGACTACCGGTGTAGGTGGAGCACCACTATTCTGTAATAGTGTAAGAAACATGGTTAGTTAGTATTCTTAAGTTTATCTATAGTTTCTTGCAATTCTAATATTTCAATATCAAGTTTATTAACAAGTTGATTGTTATCTAATTGAATATTAGAAATTCTAGATTGTTTTAAATACTCTAGTCTAATTTCACATTGTTCTATAAGTTTAAGAATTGTCATTTTATATATATTAAATTAATTATAAAATCCAAAATACAAGTACCTTATAGCACTCCTGGAAAGATGCTCGATTAAGCCAAACATATTTCAAACCATCTTTTGTTTGAATAACTTCCATTCTGTTTCCAATAATAGCAGTTGGAGCGGCATATGGATACATAGAAGCTCCGTTTACCTTTCCTGTCACTACATTTAACGCCATAATTCTTTGAGTGTTATCTTTATGATAAAAGATTCTATCCTCTCCATCATAAGCTGCCATTGTTCCTGTAGTGAGGGTTTCTGTTAATGGTACAGTAAACATAAGATTAAATCTATCCGTAGTTAAATCCCATCTATCAAATCCGATAGCAGCTCCTCCTCTTATAATAAAAGCATATCTTCCTCTCATATTCAAATCACTTGTTCCAAATGCCCAGTTTATACTTGTTCCTGTTCCTTTTACACCTTGTTCAAGAATAGTGTACCCAGTAACAGCAGTTGTTGGTGCGGTAATAGTACCACAAGTGATAGTATTTGATGTATTACTTGTAATTGCCACCTCTATAGGACCACCTGTTGTTGTAAGAATCCTTAATCTTTTACCTGCCCATATATTTACTGCCCAAGATTTAGACGTATCTTGAAGAGTAGTGGTAGAACCTGTACCGGTTGCAACACCAAAATCTGCTGCACCAATAGCTGATGATGTACATATACTATACCTACTAACACCGTTTAATGGTGCTGTAGCTACTGCCGCAAGTGTTAATGTGGTTGCTGTATTAGATGTAATACGGAATATCTGTGATGCAACACTACCGGTTCCTGCAGTAATAGCGCCTGTGTACATATAAACTGTAAACCCTGCCCATTGGTTGGTAGTCCAGTTTTTGCTAAAATCCGTAAGCGTAGTTGTTGATTGAGTTCCAACAATCGTTGTAGCAGCAGGAGTTCCTGCCATTGTGTAAGTGAATGTAGTTGCAGATGGTACAGTGGCAATAGCTACGTTTGTTACGTTAAAGTTAGCATCAGTAGCACCTCTTACTGTTACCAAATCTCCAACTTTAAATTGATGTGCATGAACAGTAGTTACAGTAGCTGTAGTTGTGGCATTTGCTAATGTAGAAATGGCAATAGGTTGATGTCCTGCTACAGTTGCTGCTGCATTTCTTGCTATACCAAAATCTTGTTGTCTACCAAATGAAGTTACTAATGAATCTATATTGTAGATACCCATTGCAGCAATACCTCCTAATTGAATGTACGCTTTATTCGGGTCTCCTTGTATTGCAAATACTGATGTACTATCAGGATTTGTATCCCAAGTACCTACAATAGTAAGTGCGGTGGCTGTATTACTTGCTATTGGTCTTATTTGACCTGCTCCTGTTCCTGCCAAAATTCTTACAGCATAGTTTGACCATCTATTTACGGCCCAAGATTTTGTTGAATCAGTAATAGTTGTTGCTGCACCAGATGTAGCTGTTCCGGCATCAAAGCCAAGAATGAAATATCTACTTGTTGCATTAGGATGTGGATTAATATGAGTATTCCAAGTTAATGTAGTGGAAGTATTTGAAGCAATTTGTCTAATCTGACCTGCACCTGTACCTGAATAAATATACACCCAATATCCTGCCCATTGGTTTACTTTCCAGGCTGCTCTATCAACACCAAGAGAAGCATCAACTAATGTAGTTACTGTGCTACTTGCAGAAGATATTCCCCTGTACCAATATGTAGCATTTTCAGTAGTTCTTTCAATGCTACAATCTGTACCTACTGCTGTAAAAATGTTTTGACTGGCAGGTAAAACATACCAAGTATCTGAAATTATATCATAAGACTGCATTGTAAAAAATGGAGCTGCTGCAGCACTTGATACTAACCCAATCAAGCCTGTTTGAATACGATAAACAGATGTCGTGTCTGGTTGAACAGTCCAAGCAGAATCTAGAGTGATCACTTGTGATTCTATTGCGTATGTAGATTGAGAACCTGCTGTTGCTGAAATAGCAGGAGTAAATACAGCAGGATTGTTCCAGGGTTTATTCATTTGAGTAGTATCACCCAAAGTAATTATGTTTGCTGCATTAGAAAGTATTCTTCTAATTTGGCTTACACCAGCGTTACCTGTAATACGAAGTGTATAACCTTCATATTGATTTACAGCCCAAGTTTTTAAAGTGTCTGTAATGTTTAAAGCTCCAGCGGTGTTTGATACAGCTGTAACTATCCCACTATCCGCAATTACTGGCTCTGCCACACCTGTAATGGTTCTACGCTGTCCTGCTCCTGTTCCAGATAAAATAACAATATCATATCCAATTAATGATTGTTGTGTAATTGCAGCAACTTGTAATGTACTTGCTCCTGCAGAAATCACCTTACCATCAATACCTAATGCTGCATTATACTTCATTGAACTAAATGTAATGGGAGCAATAGCAGGAGGTGAAAGCTGTTGGAACATATCAGTCCAAGTATCATAACGAAAAAACTGAGTAGCTGATATTAAGTAATAAATATATCTACCGTGTTCATCTGGTAGAAAGTCAGAATTATCTGCTGAACAAGTTGAAGAAATAGCACTACTTACAGCTGGTGCAAAACGTGTCCATTCCCATACTGGCATATCTACCTGTCTTGTAAGTGTATTTGAAGTTAAAGCTGGCATAAAATATAATTTAAATTATTATTGTATTTTTAAGTTTGCACGAATAGCTTGTGCATATGTTTGTCTGGATATATTTATATACATCTCTCTGTCCATACCTGCAAGTGCAGTTTGAGCAGCTACGTTGGTCACAGATGAGACAGTTGAAACGGTGGTAACAGTTGATACAGTTCCTAAAGTTAAACCTGTTGTAATATCATCAATTCTTATTCTTTGTCTTTGAGCAGAGTCTACAACTTGAAGAGTTTCTGAAATTTTTACTAATCTTTCTAATAAACTAAGTAAATCTTCTACTCTCACTGCTTTAGCAGGTAGAGGGTTACTAGCACTAACATCACCATCAGAAACACCATCTGCACCAAGAACCATTTTTATTCTTTGATGCTGTATTCCACCAATATCATCAGATGCTATGTTTGCACCCGAACCTGGCGTATATCCTAAATTATCTGGCATATGTTTTAATTTTAAGTGTTATATAATAGTTACTCCAAGTGTTTGGGCAGCCCAACTCCATGCTTGTGGGTTTGTTTCCCAAGAATCATAAGCTGCACCTAACATTGTGATGTTTCCATCAGTTAGTATATTTCCAGATATTTCTTTACCATCTTTGTCTAATGTAGCTTCATGCAAAGAGTAATAAAATATTGCTGAATCTTGTAAATTATCTGTTCCACATCTAAGAAACATATACTTTGCTGATTTTATTTGTCCGTTTACCCAAATGTTAAATGGTTGTATCTTTTTCATTCTTTATAGCTTAAACATATTGTAAATAAATATCTCCGTCATTACCTCCACTTGGTGCTGCTGTTCCACTTGTTATCTGTTTAACACCACCATCTGCATAAAGAACTTGTGAACTTGTTCCACCCGACCTTACAAAAGAACCACCCGTAACAGTTCCACGAAGTAGTGTTTGAGTTATAGAACTATTTCCTAATGTTACTGTGTTGCTTCCTTGTCCTATTGCATTGTGACCTATTACTATTTCATTGGTATTCGTTGCTGCTGATGGTCTTGCATCTTCTCCAATAAATATACTTTGAGAACTTCCTGTGTTATTGCCTCCTCCGCTAATGTATCTTCCTGCATCAACTCCAATAGCGATGTTACTTGATTGAGTAGTAATATTGTATAATGTTCTTGGACCTATACCAACATTGTTGTTTCCTTCTGTCAGGGAAACTAACGAAAGAGTACCTATTCCTGTATTAAAGTTACCTGTAGTATTGTTATATAATGAACTACTACCAAAACCGGTATTACTATTACCGGTTGTATTCGACCTTAATGAACTTTGCCCAAAAGCATCATTGCAACATCCTGTTGTTGTAAGTCTTAATGTTTCATGACCAATAGCGGTATTTTGATACCCTGATGTAGTACTTAATAACGCATTAATACCGAAAGAAGTATTTTGACCTCCATTAGTGGCACTTTGCCCTCCACCACCTGCCCATAAATTCTCAAATCCACTCCCTGCATTTCGTGTGCTTATTAAAGCAGTTTGTCCATTTGTATTTACTTTTAATTCAGTAGCTATTGCAGAGCCGTTTACTTGTAGTTTATCTACTCCGTTGTCGGTAGTTGAGTTTACTACTAACACAGCGCCATTACCAGGATTATTTGTAACAAAAACCCTATCAGTAAGATACGTTTGACCAACTCCCGAATTGGCATTAAAATATAAACATGTTGTCCATGATGCAGAATCGTTTCTGTGCTGAATATAAAACTGTCCTGTTGTGTATTGTCCAAAAAGCCTGCCACCCCATCCATTAGAAATATTTCTTGCAAAAATCTCTATAGAAGCGTCAGCAGCACCCGTTCCAATATTTAGTATTTGACTTGAGTTATTCCAAGTAAAAGCACTGCTTCCTGCAAAAGCCCCCGAATTGTTGTACTGAACTTGTGTATTTGAACCACCGGGAGTTCCTCCACCACCACCTGCTGGTACTGCCCAAACTCCATCTGCACGAAGGAAATTAGTTGTACCACCTACACTAACAGGAACTAAACCTTTTATACTACCTGCAAATGAATCTAATAGGGTAGTTACTTGTGTTCCCGTTAAATCTTCAACGTTGCCAGTTGCTGCCGTTACTCTACCTTTTATTCTTGCAGTTGCTATTTGAGCAAGCATAGCATTGGTAACTACGTTATTGGCTATTGTAGTTGTTATGGAAGTAGTTCCTGAACCTGTTACGTTTCCGCTTAGTGTTATGGTTTGATTGGCAGTGATGTATACACTAGTATCAAACACCCATGTATTAGTACCTGTTCCTGTATATCTCAAAAATCCTGCAGATGCTCCTAATGTAGGTAGAGTCACACCTCTTAATGCTACAACAGTTAATGTTGTTGCACCTGTAGCATCACCCGTGTGTGTAGCATTAGATACCAATCCTGAATATAAAGAGTTTACAGCATTGTCTCCACTATTGGTACCACTTAAGTTAGCTACAGCTCCATTAGCTAACATAGCATTTGTAATAGCTCCGTTAGCAATAGCTGTTGTAATAGATGTTGCACCTGATCCTGTCACCACTCCTGTAAGAGTGATTGTTTGGTTAGCTGTGAGGAATGTTGACGTAAAATATTCTAAAGCTGTACCACCTGCATTAACTCTTATAAGTTGATTTGCTGAACCAAGTGAACCAAGACCTGTACCTCCTCTAGAAACTGCAAGTGTACCTGTCCATCCTAATGTCAAAGAAGCTGCTCTAAGTAAAGAAGTAGCTGGAGTTCCACCTAAAGTTAATGTTACGTTAGTATCATTACTACTAGTGAGTGCAGCTCCTGTTATATCAGATCCTGTTATTGTTGCCCAAGTTGGAGCAGCAGAAGCAGATCCTGTACCAGTTTGTGATAGAAACTGTCTAGTAGTTGTTATATTACCAGCTAGTCTTGTAACAGCACCAGAAGCTCCACCATATATAATGTCACCTAATGCAGTCATTGGGTTTGTTAGTCCAGCCCCAGCTATTGCTTGCCATAAAGTGGTTGTTCCATTATAATAAAAAAACTGCTTTGATGCATTATTATAATAAATCTGCCCATCCACTCCAGAAGCAGGAGCAGATGATCTACTATCTAAAACAGCATTTAATAGCTGATTTTGAACTAAGTCAATATCGTGTAGATATTTTTTAGATGGCATCTTAAGTTAAATATGCTGTTCCAGTGACAGGCAGTGAAAAAGTTAATACCAAGGTTGTTGTATTAGCAGATGTTACAGAGCCAATCAATTCTACACCTCCTCCATCTAAAACAAATACATTTGGAATAAACCCTAAGTTGTGAGTTATAGTCCAAGTGGTTGCAGCAACAGATTGTGTATGAATATAATCAGCTGTTCCTCCACCAATATTTACAGTGGGGTTTAGATTAATTCTAGTTATACAACCACCGCTATTAACATCAATAATATTCTGTGTTCCACCTGGATAGGTATATCCTAAAGATAATGCTGCAGGAGAACACTGAGAAGATGTTCCGGACTCAATTGTTCCAGAAGTATTCACTTCATAAATAACAGGAAGCCAAGTGTTATATTGTATAGAAGCAGTTGTTAAAGCATCATTATCTTCATTAAGCTGCCAATCAACAATATGCTTTCTAATAACAGCTTGATCATAAGAAGACTTTGTTTTACAACTGTTAATACCATAACGTATGGATTTAAACAATTGCTCTACAGCACCTGCAAACGTCTTATTATGTTCCACTATATTAGGAAGTAAGTTTCTCATTTTTATTATTGTTGCAATGCGTTTATGTTATTTTGTAACATTTGTTCATAAACAGGAATACAGTTTGAACAAACTTTTACTCCATTAGAAGCAGTTCTTATTTGACAAGAACAAGTAAAAGGAGATCCGCAATTTGAGCATTGTCCCATAAAATTGGTTTTTATTTATTAATTACAAGAATCAGCAAGTTTTAAAAGTCTTTTTTGACCATATATAAGTATATCCATACCAGCTTGCAAATCATGACAGTACTCCACTTTTGCTTTAGCACCATCAATGAAATTTTTTATCAAAGACAATTCTTTAAGTTGTTCTTTTACATCTGCATCAGGCTCACAAGCTGACATCTCAAGTTTACACAACTCTTTATAATAAAGATTATTTGTTTGAGTTATTCTTAAATGATTATACTCAACATACACTGAAGAGTTGGGAGAAACAGAGAATCTAATAATATAAATACCATCAGGTAAAACTTGAGAATTTTCACATCCCGATGTTTGTATACCAAGAGTGCATGCATTTAATATCAAATTAAATCCACTCTGAACATCTATATTAACAGGTTGACTAAAACCAGGAGAAGTGATTTGTAAAAGACCACAATCTACAGGAAGATTTTCACTATAAGTACTAGTATCAGCCACTCTAAACACCTTAGTGTTGTTAGTGTCTAGTATTTCTAAACTTAACTGATGTTTACTAGGCATTGATATAAACTTTAATAATTTATTGTAATTTTAGACAGAACTCTTCAATAATAATTTACTGAATTTTTATGACTTCTCCAAAAACAAAAAGGGAGGTGTACAACAAGTGTACACACTCCCAAATTGTCATAGGGTATAAATTGCTTAGTAAGTTTCCAAAGCAATGCTGTTAGCACCCTGAGCAGCGTTAGCAGCAGTAACGAAATAGTTAGTAATAGCAGTGGTAGCTACACCGTTAAGTACGTTGAATACCAAAGCATACTGATCATTATCAAAAGTTCCATTAGGATTGCTCCAACGAGGAACGTTGTGAAGAACAATTACTTTTTCATATAGAGATGCACGTGTAACTTGAGCCAGCATAGGATCTGCTTCAATCTCACGCATACGCAAATGATCTACACGGCTACTATCAGGATAGGCATTCTGAAGATAACGTCCGTCAAGAATCAATTCACGCAGTAAGGTTTCACCCAATCCAGAAGCTTGCTGGATAGCTTGAATTTCAATACCGTGGCTAGACAAATAAGGATTGGCTGTAGAGATTGCAGCAGTATTTGCTACAAAAGGAGCAGAAATACATACATCGCCACTCTCATCCACTACAGAAGCATAACCTACTAAAGGCTCAAGCTCATATTTGTCAGTGGGAGTGAAAGTGCAGTTACCAAAGGTAGTTTCAACAAAACCAAGTGTCAGTTCAATGTGAGGGTTACCATTTGCATAAGTAAAGCTAGCAGCATCAGCATCTGCAGTATAAACTACAGCACCATTACCGGAAGCAGCAACTGAAGCATCAGAAACTACAGTGGTACCAGGAATAAATACTGAACCAGATACTGCCTCAGAATAAAGGTCATTCCAGAAGCTTACAGATACAGTACCAGCAATAGTTGGAGCTACAAGCTGAGTAGGATAGTTAACAGTTGCAGTGTTAGTAACAATGTTAGTAATAAAGGCGTTGGCAGGAATACCAGTACCACTTACTTTTTGACCAATGGCAGCATAAGCTGGAATTGTACCCCAAGTGATAGAACAGCTAGTAGTCGTGATAGAAGCTACAGAAGTAGCAGCAGCAGCTGCACCGGCAGCTTTATACACACGAGCTTTTACCATTTGGTCAAACAAAGGATAGGTGTTAATTTGATCTCTCCATGCCAACAAAGCCAAAACTGGATCCTTTCTAAAGGCAGGGTTGGTAGCGTTTACACAACCAGACCAAAAGTCTACAGTTCTGTATAGCTGATGGCTCAAATAACGCAAAGCTGGAGAACCTTTAATGTCTACACGAAGTCTGTAAGTTTCATCAGAAAGAAGACCAGTACCGTTTGCACTTACACGTACAACTTGGTTTTGAGCAGCTCTTGCTGGAATACGAAGAACACGACTAATAAACCGAGGATTTACAAGCTTAGACTTCATAGATTCTCTGTAGCCACCATGAGAACCGATCCTGTCATTTGTGTAATAAGATCCCTGAATGACAAAAAAGGGAGTTACACCAGCAGCAACAGTTGCAAGTGTAGAGTTAGTAGCACTAGTGGGAGCATACATACCAATCTGTCCTGCAGTGAGGGCAGTAGTAGCTACGCCTGATGCTAGAGTACCAGAGGAAACCAAGAAAGATTTCCTAAACGCGTGTGGAAAATACATAGGATTTGAATTTTGGGGTTATAAAATATACAAAAAAATTATTTAAGAAATAGTAATTTATATTTAATACTGTTAATAGTGCTTTTTATATTGTCAAGATCATTACTTATTTCACTATATGGCATAACTGCTTGTAAAGAGTTCACCATTGTTGTAATGGTTCTTAAATATGAAAGAGCATCTTGTACAGAATTTAGGTTTGTAGGAGCAGAATCAGCATATTCTAAAAGCTTTTCACAAGCACCTTGAAACCCTTCAGCAATCGCATCAGCATGTCCTGGAAGTTCATCATAAAGTTCATTTAAAGCTTTATGACTTGCAAATGAACCAATACCTGTCACTTTTAAGTGAAGTTTATGAAAACTTGTAGATGCATTCATAAGCTCTGTAACCAAAGCAGCAGTTTTTGATTCTACTGATGCTCCTGCTGCAGCTGATGTTCCAGGTCTTTGTAACTTTTGCATTAACTATTTTTTATACTATTCTGTAAGTTACGTTGATACTGATTAATATTTTCAAGGTCACCTGCTAATATTGAAGCAGCATCATCAACAAGTATTTCACAAATATCTTCTTTTAGCTCACAAACAACATCTGCTGTATAAATACTTCCTGTACTAGGATTTACACAACCTAAAAATTGTACATCTTTAGGTCTTCTATAATAGACAAGACTGATATTTTCTACATCAAATTCGTCATTTGTATACACTCTCACTTTATCACTAGCCACTGTACAAAAAGTTTCTGCCCATTCAAAAGAAGGACTCTTAAACTCATCTGATAAAAGAATGTCTACATTAGCTTCTTCAACCTGATATATTGAAAGATCTACACTTGGACAGCAATCTGTCTTTGCTAAACCACTCACTCTAATAAAATGCAAATAGTCAGAAGGAATAACAACCGTTTCATAATACTTGCTTTTTTTCTCAGAAGATAAAGGAACACTACTTAAAAGAACTTGTAAGTCATCTATTGTGTTAACACTTTGTTCTGCTGCCTCTTTTTTAGAGTTTAATCCATGCAATTGTCTACGAACCCACTCAATTTGTGCTTTGTTAAAAGCTTCTTGCACCTGCCAACATTCTATGTTATCATAATCAAGACTTGCAAGTTTATTTAAACGTTGCTTTATTTTAATTTGTAACAGGTTATTGTTCATAGTTATTGATTCCAGTATTTCTCTACGTTCTTAGTAAGATCCATTAGAATTTCTTCATTTAGAGGGTTTTTAAGATATTCAACCACATCTAAAGTGTTTCTTCCTAACATAGTAGAACTTTGCATATGATAAATAAAGCCATCACTTTTTGTAGAAATAAACTTATACCAAGAACTATCTTTTACAATGGCTCTAATTTTTAGAGTTTCCATATCCAAAGCAGCGGCATCTAAAAATCTCTGTGCAGTTTTAGTTTTATCTTTTTCAAAAAGATCACCATTAATATATTTATCCATGTTGTCATAGAAAATATCATGAGGTGTTGACCTTTTATATTGAGTACTATTAGGATCTAATAATTTAGTTACATAAAAAAGCTTGTTCTGATTTTTATTAAACAGCTTTTCAAGTTCACCAAGAGCTTTATTACGCAACTTCTTAACTTCTGTTTGTAAAGAAGCTGTTTCTTCTAGTTTATCAAGATAGAATTTAGGTGATACAGCCATTTTACGTGCTTCTTCTAAACTCTTTGCCACAATTGAAAAACCACCAGCTTCAATAGCATAAAGACGAATTAGATCATAAGGGTCTTTGTCAGGTTCTAGAAAAACAGGTTCATTACCACATCTAATTTTAATCTTTTCCCAAAAATCAAAATTATCAGGTTTCAGAAGTTTTATCTTATTCCAGAACTGATCATCATTAGGATCCACTACATTAGCTGCAAGTTCTTTCTCAAGTTGTGATACAATAAGACGAATATGTTTAATCTTTGCTTCTTGCTCATCTATTGGTAACTGCTTCACTTCAGGTGCAAATTCATTAAGACCTGTTAAGTAACGCTTGATACCATTAATCTCTAAACAAGCAAGTTGCTCTTCATGAAAGGCTCCATCAAAAAGACTAAGTCCATACTTCTGAAGTCCCATATTTTCAACTGAAGAGTTGAAATAAGGACGAATAGCAATACTAGATTTCTTGTTTTGTGGGTATTTTTCCACAATAGTCACACTACTCATGTTTGGTTTTTTTTATTTTAAACTGTGCGGAATTTCCGAACAATTGAACCTGTTGAGAGTTGCAAACTCCCCGTGTGATCAGTCACGGTGTGCGTACAACAGGTGATCTTAGGATACTATCCTAAGAGGGGGTATCTTTACCCCCGGGTTTGATAAGTCAGGGACCCGGGGGAATCAGATTAGAATGATCCACCAGTTACAGGGTTTCTCATAACGATCTTCAACACCTTAGTTGGGTCTTTAACCCAGATGGCTGGCATTGTTTGAGTCATGAATACACGGTAACCATTAAAGTTTCCAGAACTTTGGAATCCTTGGGTACGACCCATATAGTCCATAGTACCGTTCTGATAGAACCATTTCAGTTGATTATCCCAAGAAAGTTTCAACAAGAAAATGTTGTCGTTAGTATTCTCAGTGATATCAAAGATAATGAAATTGTAGCTAGACAGAGGGAAACCATCAATAATAGGATTCTCAATGTCATTAGTATTAATGTTATCAAATGCAGGATTCAATACAAACTTAACGTTAGCCAAGAAAGGAATAACATATTGAGTGTAAGCAAAACCAAAGTTGAGATCCATTCCTTTACCAGTGATAGCACCAACTTCAGAAGCATTAATAACAAGACCAGAGTTAACAGCTTCACGTCTAATAGCTTCATTTACAAGACGCATACCACCCATACCGGTTTGTACAACCAGTGAACGTTTGGGATCTGGTCCTTGAAACTCCACCTTACCATTGAAGAAGTTAAAGATTTCAGATTTAAAAAGATCTAGGTTGAAAGAAGCTTTATTGTAAACACGCTTGAAAGAGTTATCAAGCTGCTTCCAAAGACCTACAGACAAACGGATATCATCTGGACCGTCTTGCTTCACCTTACCACCTTGTCCCCACATCAAGTAGTTCTCAATGTCATTGGCAATTTTAGTGAGGTGAGCAGCTTCAAGAGCTGTAAGGAAAGAACGAGTAAGTTGACCAGACTGATAAGCTTTCTTTACATAGTCTTTACCCATTTTAGCAGCCATGGTCTCAAGAGAATGAACAGAAGGATCTACATTCTTGTCAAAGTTACGCCACAGTTCAATTACTGGTACAGTACCATCAGCACGAAGACCACCTTTCAACATCAAATCTGCACGACTAGAAATGCTATAATGTACGTGTGCTTCTGCACCACCTACATAGTTATAAAACTCACGGAAACCAGCAGATACGTTACCAAGATCGGAAAAACGCTCACCATATTCTCCACGAGCAGAACTCTTACGGAACAGTTTGGTACCAACCTTCAAATAACGGTTGTCTAAGAAACGAGTAGTATCACTGTTAACAAGTTGTACAGTGTAAATGAAACCATCACCAGCGGGAATAATCTCATCTTGTACAATGTACATTTCCACACCGTTGTATTTGTCATAAGTGATGATGTCACCATGTCCAAAAGAACGTTTGTTAATTTTGATTTTAAATGTTTGACCGTCAACACCTTTGGTAGTGTTAGCAGATTCTACATCTTCTACAATGTAGGGAAGATCCTGAGCTACAGGAACTTGCCATTTGTACTCACCACGTGCGTTATCTACAGAAATAACGTTCTTTCCACCAAAGCTAGACATTTGGTACAGAGGCATTTCTACCTTCTGTGCCATAGCCCAAAGATCCACCGGACCAAGGTCGGTAGGCTCTGCACTCTTCAGCAGATTAGAAAGGTGGTAAGAATCTACGTGTGAGCTAGTTTGATAGCTGGTATCCCGCAGAAAAATACCGTTGTTTAAACTCGGAGTAGGCATAGTAAATTGGATTTTAGATTAAATAAAATATTTTAACGTTTAAATATATTTGTAGGTCTAGCTATTTTGCGTGTTTTTGTTTCTTGTTCATCTTCTTGATATGAAGAAACATTTTTACGACTTTGTTCTGTTTTTAGCTGACGTACTGTTTGTTCAACTGCTTGATTCTTACCCTGTTTTACTAGATTTTGTCTATATTCATCAGGATTGGAAAGCAACCATAAAGCTTCAGCAATCAGAGGATAGTTGGGTTCTACAAACTGATATTTCTCTAAGAGATGTCCTAATAAGTTTGTAGGACGACCGCTTATAGAAGGATATTGAGGCTGAACAAGACCACTATAAAGCTGAGCCTGAGTTTTTTTATCAAGTTTTAACCCATTAATCTCAGCCGGTCTCAAAGCTTCAAACACATTTTGCATGTAAGCCTGAGCAGCTTGTTCTTGTTGTTGTTTTCTTGATTCTTGTTCTGCAAGTTGAGACTGAACAATCTCTTCTTGCATCTGATCTAGCTTTGGTTTGAACTGCTTGGCTTTCTTTTCTAGTACACCAAGGTCTTTCCAAGTGGTAATTTCTTCTTCTATTTCTTCCTCATTACCAAAACCGGTAGCTTGTAAATACGATTTAACAATACCTTCTTGGTCATTTTCATCTGCTGGATTTAAAGATCTCACTTGTTCTACCTGAGCTAGAGCTTGGAAAAGACCTTTAAGATCTTGTCCTCCATCCATTACATATTTAGCAGCATATTGAAGTTCATCAGGTAATGACTCAAAAAACTCTTTAGGAGTTTTAGCAGCTACCTCTTGCTTAAGATTATCTATGTTAGCTTGCCAAAGTTCTTCTACGTCTTTTTCTCCTAGACCACTTAAATAGTCATCAAGAGTTTGTTTACTTTCATCATAATCATCAAAAGCAAACATTTCCTTTGACTCTATACGCTTCTTAAGAAACTCAACTAAACCAGATTTTTCTGTTTTAGGACGTCCACCTTTAGGTTTATTATCTTCTTCAGCATCTTCTTCAGTGATCTCATCAAATACACTTGTAGATGATGTTCCACGTGGAACGTTTTTCTCTTTGTCTTTGTCTTTGTCAGCTTGATCATCTTCACTAGAATCTGCTCCAACTTGATCATCATTGTCAATAAAACTAAGATCAACATCTTTCTTAGAAAAAATACTTGGTCTGGCTTCTGGTTTACTTGCATCAACTGCTGTAGGTGTTACAACACTTTCTGCACCAGGTGCTCCTAACCAACTGTCAATGTCAACGTCTACTTGTTGTACATTGGTCTGTACATTTGATTGATTATCCATAAGTTATTTGGTTTTTTATGGGGGTTCTTCTACATTAAAAATATACGATTTTAAACTCTTAAAATTTAAAATGTATTATAAAAAAATACCTGAAGTATGGATAATAGAGCTATAACTATTTATCCTTTTTCTTCGAAGAAGACTTTACGTCATACTTGTTCTTATTTTCCCGAGCTATCTGCAGTTGTTTATCTGCTATTTGCTTTTGGGTCTGTAACTTTTCTCTATCTAACTGAAGCTTTTGATTACCAAGTTCTTTTTTAGAAAGTTCAGACTCTCTTTTTAAATTCATTTGATCTTGATATCGTTGCTCACTTCTAATTCCTTCTAAAACGTCTTGATAGTCAGACTGCTTATTTTCATTTATATCTACTGCTGAACCATAACCAGCTGCACGTATTTCAGCTACAGTGATGTCTTTTTGTATCATCTTATCATCACGATCAGACTGGGCTTGAAGATCCATTTGTTTTTGACGCTCTTGACTTTCTAGCATTTCTTGCTGCATTTGTTGCTGAGCTTGCTGCTCTTGTTGTTTCTGAGCAAGCATTTTTTCCTCAGCAGCTTTAAGAACACCAGTAAGTTCAGCTATAGACTCGGATTTAATAACATTTCCAAGATCATAAATAGAAGCACCAGTGGTGTTATTATTTATAGCAAGCTGTTTAAGCTGCTCCATTACAGCACGGGAATTAGTTTTAGTAGTGCAAAATATATTAAGATCTCTAAGAAGAAGGTCTGTACCATTCATCTCAAAGTTCATTTTTTCATCCTTAGATGTTATATATGTAAGTCTTACACTAGGTTTCTTAGAATGATAGTATTGAGCCAGGTCAGTTCTCATTTGGTGAACTCTTGGCATTAAGTTATCACTATGTTGTATAAAGTATTGTTCTGTCTGGGCATAACTAGCATTCATAGCTTGTTCTACAGCAGTGGCTGTTTGTTGCTGGGCTATTTGTGCTCCCATACGTTGGGGATTTAGACCAATAACTTCAAATGCTTGATTTTTAAAATATGTAGCAAGCTGAATACGAGAAAGAAGACGGTTTGTTTGCTCAAGATTAAGCACTTGATAATGCTGAAAGTTTAATGCATTCTCAGTGTTAGTAATAGATGTATCTAAGGGTAACATCTGAAAGTTCTTCATTGCTACATATGCTTTAGACAAATTATTCTTTCCCCAATCTTCACCCATAGAATGACGCGGTAAAGAGTTTTGGTCCAAAAGAATAACAGTTCCAAGCTCATCTACTAATATATCAGCTATTTGGTTATTCACTATATTAAAACTAATTTGGTAGGGTTTCATAAGATCTACCATAGATGTACTACGGGAGTTTCTGTCTCCAAATACAGCTCCTTCTACAGGAAGTTTGCAACCATAGAGTGTACTATCACCTTTAAATTGAAACGGAATACGCCCTGGTTTACCTCCATTGAGTCCAAGATAAATAGGATTTATACCACCTGGATTATTCATGCCCCAAAATGCTGGACGGTTTGGACCAATCTTAACACCACCCCAAGTTTCATTAATCCATATCCAATCAATATGTTCACCAAAGATTAAATTATCTTTAGTTTTCTGCTTATATAAAGCTGTGTTATACAGTGGTTTATCTGTAACCTTATAGTTTTCAGATATTATATCTTGTATAATCTCACCTTCTTCAGTGATTTTAGTAAGATGACCAAGCTTACGCTGTGATTTCCAATAGATTGTAGATACTCTAAGCATATGAGATTTTCCAAAATCTACAGTGTCTTCAGAGTCTGAAAGAATCCATTCCACTATATCACCAGTACCAAACTGATTATCATATACAGACATGTATTGTCTATAAGCTAAAGAAGGCATCTGGGTATTCCAGTCATGTGGTTTTGTAGCATCATAGTATGACCCATCATTTTGATAACCTTGTATAGCATAACCTGCTGAACGTATAGGATAAACAGCTTCTAAAGATTCTAGTTGTTCCTGAGTCATCATCCATCCGTATTTATCAATAACGTCTGATACAGATAGAAGATCCATTTTACCCACCCAATTACCCTGGCTAATATAACGTACATCTGGACTTTTATGATAGAAAGTCAAAAGAGGATTCCAAAGTTCAAGCTCATAATCATCTTCCATCATTCTAAAATGCCAAAACTCACGATCTGTAATTAACATATCTCTAAAAGCACGCTCTTCAAGTTCTTGCATTTTAAATCTTTCCTCATCCACACTCATTTGATGAGAAGCCCACTCCTCAATCATTGACCGGTAGTCTTTACGAAAAAAAGATTCTATTTCAGGAAGTTGTTTTAGATTTTCGGGAGCTGTTGCTTTTTGCATTTCTTCACTATCTAACTCCACTCCCATATTGAGCATTTGCATCATGATCTTACGCTCAGCATCCTCTAAAAGGACATTTTCAAGCATAGATCTCTTTTCTTCTAACATTTCATTATAAGAAATGTCATCCACTGCTTTAAACATTATACGGGAAGAACGCTTAGAAAACTCATTACATAGAACGTTCACTACATTAGGAATAATAGGATAAAACTTAAGTTCTAAGGCAGAAGCATCCTCTTTTGTAAGAGTATCTATCAAATCTGCCATTTCGTTATCTTCTTCTACAATATAATCAGTCTTATCTATAATACCCTTTGCAAGCTTGTAGTTTTTCATTAACCTACGAGCATTACGTCTGAGTTGCTTCATTCCCTGAAACTCTAACCAATCAAGATTGTGAGCTCTCCATTCATCGTCTTTCTCTTTTTCTAGTAAAAACTGAATGGGTTGCGTTAACGTACCCATCTTTTTATATTCAGCTTTTTTACCAGCTTTGAGATCTAGAGCATTATATAACTGCATGATTATTAATTATTTAGATCAACTGTAAGAAACGTAGTGGTGGTGTAACCTCCTAAATTTGTATTACTAACAGTGGTACAACTTCCTGAACCGGTTCCTGCAGTACCACTAGTATAAATAATTGGTAATCTACCAATTAATTGATTAGGAGTAATATACGAATTGTGCCAACCAGGAACGTGTTTAATTGGAGATTCTGCAACAGCTTCTTCTTTCTCTTCTTCCAGGTCTTCTTCTTTTAAAAGCAATAAAGCTTCCTCTAGTGTAAGGGAGCTTTCTTTTATTAATCTACTTAGAATACCTACTTTCTCTTTATATAGTGGATTTTCCATTATTTTAAGTTTTTAAAGGGTGAACGAGCTATTTTCATACCGTTAGAATTTCTCCCTGAAGAACCAATATGTCTAAAAGGTCCCCAATTTAATTTACTAAATTTTTTTGAGTTATCCAACTTTTTATCTCCATGCTCTATACGTTTAGTCAAACCTCTATTGGATTGCTGCACCTTAGCAAAAGCTACAAGTGCACAAAAAGCTACAAGCCGGTCAACGTTTACACCATCTCTGTATGCTTGCATTTCTTTTAGAAGCATAATATCTGGAATACGTTCCACTCCATATATAGTTTTAACTATTTCCCCATCTGGTTTAGTTTCATGATCTAGTTCTTCTTTAAGAAATTCTATTCCGTAAGATAGAATAGTGCCTTTAAAAAGTGTACCCACGTTCTTCCATCCATACTCTTGGAATACATTTCTATTAGCTCCAATGTCTTTTAAGAATAAAATCATGTCTTTAGGAACTAGATAACGCTGCTTTTTCTTAGAAATCATGTATTGTATAAAAAGAGCTACGTTGTTTTCCACTATCGTCCAGGCGTTATACCATTCTATAAGAAGTTCTAAACGTTCATGTGTTTTGTTTATATCATCAAAACGTCCACACCAAGAAGCCACTATCTTATCACGTTCTATGGAGTTTTTCACCTTACCATCTCCTTCATCCTTAATTACTTCTACAGGATTCTTATAGACATACATAGCACACAAAGAATCTGATGTTGTTGTTTTACCTTCTCCTACAGGATCCACAGAAGCATAATACATTCCAAAAGGAGCATCTTTTGCAGGACGTTCATAAATACATATAACACCCTCTTTATTTTCTAGTTTTTTAGAAATAGGAAATTCCATTATAGGAATTTTACGAGAAGGCTTATCTATAATTTTACCTTCTGCATCACGTGAAAGTTCTAAATATTCTACAGAGTATTCTTTATCAGATATACGTTGCATTTGTTTAGAAACTAGATAAGGAGGAAATACACTCACCTTACGTGTAGCAAAAGCTTCTTCTATATTTCTTGGACTTTGAGAAAGTTCTAACTGATATGCATCTGGTGCTAAATCACGTTTGGCTTTTTCAAATCTACGTTCCAAAGCTTCTAGTGCTTCCTCCACTAAAGAATTACCATACTGGTCTATGTAAGGAGGCATGCTCCACTGCTCAGGTATAAAAAGACCAGTGATTCCTATTGCACCATCTTTGTCTAATAGATTAGATTCTACACCAAAAAATCCATTTTCTTCTGGATGTAAAACATATTCTTTCATGGGCTCACACTGATCAAGATCACCCACAGAACCTGCAGCAATAAACTGTCCTGTAATAATATCACCTGATTTTAATGCTGGCTTAATAAATCCGTATGTGTCATACATTTTTGGAGCAATACCTCCTTCTTCATGAAAGAAATAAGTTACTGGTCCACCAACACCATTTGTAGGATCTTTCTCAAATGAATAACCTGCTATAGTGGATTTTAATCCTTTATAAGTGTCTCTTCCATTAATCCTCACTTTAATACGTTGTTGCCAAGCAAACACTTTATCAGGTTCAGAAGGTCTGTACCAAGCTGTATGCTCATTTAAGAAATTTCTATATTCTTCTAAAAACTTCCAAGAACCTTTTTCATTTATGTAGTCTTTAAGAGATGCACCAATTTTACATATACTACCTTCTTCAAACCAATAGGTATTTATAATTTTTGCCATGTGGAAATAAGAAGAAGCAATCTGACGTTTTTTTAAAATAATAGCATGCTTGTAATTTAGTTCTGCTAGAATTTCATAAAGAGCTAAATGATATTGTGCATCTCTCACCTTTGCAAAATCAAACTTCTTTTCTTCCTTGTCATATATAGGAAGAAAGTTAAGCCACATATAATAGTCTCTTGTTAAATACCAAGAATTTCCATTACTTTTAACTATTATTCCTTTTCTGCATTTAAGTTTTTGGTCATCCCAATAAACTTTAAAATCTTTTGATTTAAAAGGAGCAGAACAATAAAATCCTTGTTGTCTAAACTTACGTGCCTCAGCATTAAATATTAAAAAAGATTCGTCAAATTGATATTTACCAGGTTCTTTAAATATAGAAACTAAATAGTTTTTAAAATCATTTCTTGTAGAAAAAGAAGTGGTGGTCCATTGACCGTTTTCATATGTAGGCACTTCAATAAACATATTATTAGTGTCCATGTATAAGTAAAGAAACCCATATTCCTACAAAAGAGCCGGCTAGTCCACCTAGTGCGTAACCTAACCAAAGATGCACACTGTCATCACTCTTTGCTATCTT